TCCACGCTCACGCAGGGCGCTGTAAAACTCAATTACATGGCGGTCTAAATGGCGAAGCTATCAACTGACTTTGCAACAGGCGTTCTGCATCCGCGTGAAAACATACTAGGCACGGGCACGCTTGGTGCGGCTAATGCCGAAGTAGTGATCAACTCACACGGCTGCGGAGTGGTGGCGCTTGACCTGCGCGGCACGTTCTCGATGACGGTTGAAGTCGCAGGTACTGTTGATGGCACTAACTGGACCGTTATCCCCGTTCGGCCTCAGATCGGCGGCATTTTTGTAGTTGCCGTGACCGGCACGACGGCGGGCGTATGGATGGCGTCCTGCGTTGGATTCAGCAAGGTGCGTGCGCGCTGTACTGCATACACGTCTGGCAGTGCGACCACGACGATTACCGCATCAACCGCGCTCTTTGACGACTTCGCCAAGAATGGCGGCGTTACTCCGACGCTTGGAACTTCTGTCGGTGCTGCGGGTGCTGCTGTAACGCTCACGCTGGCCGCTCCTGGTGCTGGCCTGCGCCATTACATCACCTATCTGTCGATCAACCGATTCGCTTCTGCTCTGCTGACCGCTGCGGCCGCCCCTGTAACGGTCACGACTACGAACCTGCCCGGTTCTCTGGCGTTCTCTTTTGCCGCAGACGCCGCAGCGCAAGGGACGCTTGACCGTTGGCGCGAGGACTTTGCATTTCCGATTGCGGCCAGCGCACAGAACACGAATACAACGATTGTGGCGCCGATTACGACCAGCGTTATCTGGCGGATCACAGCCGGTTATTACGTGGCGCCGTAATCATGAGCAGAACGAGAACGATCTATAGCGGCGGTCAGAAGGTCGCCGAGTGGAAAGATGGGCAACTGGCGTGGGCGTCTGACGAGTATTTGGGCATCACGGAATCGTCGGCTGCTGTGCTCAACGAGATCGAGCCGTATGTGTCGCCTGTTACCGGCCAACTGATTGACAGCCGCACCAAGCGACGCGAGGACTTGAAGCGCACGAACTCCCGTCCGTGGGAGGGGCGCGAGGCCGAACTGCGAGAGGCCGCACGACAGCGCGCCTATGAAGACAAGAAGCGCGAACAGAAGCTGGACGAATCCGTCTGGCGCGCCTGGTACTCGATGTCTCCGGACAAGCGCCGGAAGTTGATGCAGAACTGAGCCGCAGCGCAATCGGCAAAGCAAGGGACCCTCGGGTCCCTTTTTTATTGCGCGTCAAAAAGGAACATACATGGACGAAATCTTGACGCCTCAAGAGTCGCCGAGCATGGAAGACACCATCCGCGAGACGCTGCACAGTCTCACCAATGGCGAGCCGCTGACAGATGAGCCGGAGGTTGTAGAGGAACAGCCCGAGGCAGATCGCCCCGGACGAGTACGCGACGAATCAGGCCGGTTTGCGAAGACGGCGGAGGAAGTCGCAGCCGAAGCGGAACAACCCGCCGAGGAAGTGGCGCCCGCAGAGCCGGAGAAGTTGCCGCGCTGGCGCAAAGATGAGTTGCAGCACTGGACGACGCTCCCGGACACGGTGAAAGCGGCGGTGCTGCGGCGCGAGGAAGACATCCATCGCGGAATTCAGCAATACAAGACGGAAGCCGAGTTCGGCGCATCTCTGCGGTCTGTGTTGGACGACAAGCGCACCGCAGAACTGACGACCTATTACGGCGGCGTGCGTGAGGGTATCGGGGAACTGTTCAAACTCTCCGACTACGCAGCGCAAGACCCTGCCGGCTTCATTCAGTGGTTCGCACAGCAGCGCGGGATCGATCTCGGAAACATCGGGCAGGCGCAGACCCCGCCCACCGAATCGGAAGCCCTGCGCATTGCTCGCCAGACCGAGCAGCGGATCGCGCAGTGGGAAAGACAGCAGCAAGACCAGCGCCTGAACGGCACGGTCGAGCAGATTCAAAAGTTTCAGCAAGAGCATGACAAAGCTGGATACCTCGATGACTGGAACGAAACCCCGTCCGGTCTTCAGCCAGGTGCATTCACCCAGCGATTCATTCATGCACTGAAAAGCGGCGAGGCCAGAAGCCCCGCCGAAGCCTACGAGTACGCCAAACGAAACACGCCGGAAGTCTATGCCGCCGAGGTTGCACGCCTGCAATCCGAAGCAGCAGAGAAAGCGCGCAAGGAGTTGGCGAAGCAGCAGGCTAAGCGTGCGTCATCCGTCAATACACAGCCGCGTGGAAGCCTCCCGCCTGTAGAGCCGGTCGGCACGATTGAAGACACGATCCGGAACACCTACCGGAATCTCATGCAAGCTTGATAAGGAGTATCAAACATGGCCTCTCCCGGTCAATCAAGCCTCTTCAATGTGTTTTCTGAGCTGGTTAGCACCACCTACAGGAACCACAAGAAAGAGGTCGCTGACAACGTCAGCAAGCACAATGCGCTTTACCGCAAACTCATTTCGAGTGGCAAGAAGCGCGTCGAAGACGGTGGCTTGTCCATCGTTGCCCCGCTGGAATACGCCAGCAACAGCAACTACCAGCGCTATAGCGGCTTTGACACGCTGAACATCAGCGCGGTCGATGTCCTGTCGGCTGCTGAGTTCCCGTGGCGTCAGGTCGCTATCTCCATTCCGGTTTCCGGTCTGGAAATGCGCGTCAATTCGGGCGAATCGCGAATCGTCAATTTCGTGAAGAGCAAGGTCAACAACGCCATGCACTCGATGGCGAACGGCCTGTCGCAAGACCTGTACTCGGACGGCACCGCCAGCAACCAGATCAACGGCATTCAAGCCCTGATCGCGGACGCTGGCACGGGTACGGTCGGTGGCATCAACAGCTCGACGTTTTCGTTCTGGCAAAACGCTGTTCAGTCGGCTGCTGCTCCGCTGCAAGGCGGCTCTGCCATCACGCCGAGTGCAACGACCATCGAATCGCTGATGGCCCCGCTGTACTACAAGCTGACTCGCGGCACCGATCAGCCGGACATCATCGTGATGTCTGACGACTACTTCAACTTCTTCGAGCAGTCGCAAGTCTCGCTCAAGCGCTACGCGCCGACCGACAGCAACACGTCGGGCACGGCTGGCTTCATCTCGTTGCGCTACAAGAATGCGGAAGTGTTCTTCGACTCGTCTGGTGGCATCCCGTCTGCGCACGCCTACTTCATCAATACAAAGTACATGGAGCTTGTCACTCACCGTGACGCCGACATGGACATGATGGATGACGTGCGTTCGATCAACCAGGACGCAATCGTGAAGCTGATCCTGTCGCAGCTCAACCTCACCGTGTCGAATCGCGCCCTGCAAGGCGTGATGAAGGCATAAGGGGACTGACATGACTCAAGCAGCCATCATTTCCCCCTACGCTGGCGCGCAACCCGTCGGCAACTCCAACAACACGACCAATGGCGGTCTGGCTGTCGAGGTGGCAACCGCCACTTCGGGCTATGTGCCGCTGATCCCGGTCGGCACTGTCGTCAGTGTGGTTGATCCGTATTGGGGCGGTCTTGAACTGATCCGCCTTGCAATCCCGACTTCGACCACTGCAATTGTGGTCGGCACGCTGTCGTCGTGGGATGCGTCGTTCCAGTACGTCATCACGCCCAACACGGCTAACCTTGGTCAGTCGGTCGGTGTGGCGCTGTCTGCCGTACCGCTGAATGCAACCTACGTGCAGTACGCGTGGTTTGTGATCGGCGGCAAGTTCCCGGTTTTGTGCGGTGCTTCGGTGGCGGCTGATACCGCTTTCGGCATCACTGCGGCAGGCAAGGGCGGTGCGATTGCAAACGGGAAGCAGATCCTGAATGCGCGCGTGCGTACTGCGGCGACTGCAACGGTAGCCAAAGCCAACACGGTAACGGTGTCCGGCTCCAACGTGTTCAAGGTATCGAATACGGATGGCTGGTTTGTCGGCCTGCCGCTGTCTGGCACGGGTGTTGCGGCTTCGACCGTGATTACCGGCATCGATCCGGATAACCGGACCGTGACCGTCAATAACAACGCCACTGCATCCGGCGCTGTGACTGTTACCGGCACGTACAACGACGGGTCGAGCAACTACTGGAACACGGCGATTATGAATCGTCCGTTCGCCCAGGGTCAGGTCACCTAACCAACCCCCGCAGCAACTTGAGGCCCGCCATTGTGCGGGCCTTTTTCTTGAGCGTTTGGAATCCCCCGAGCGCTCAACAAAAAGGAGTGCCCATGTTTGACACCAACGAACGCCCGCCTTACGTCGAATTTGAGTATCGCGCCATGCCGAACCGGGCAAAGAGCGAGGAAGCCGGACATGTCGTTTATGACGACGTTGCCTTTGCAATGATCACGCCGGCAGGTTCGCGCGATTGCGTTGAGAAGGTTGCAGAGGACTGGCTGCAATACATCGACAAGCAGGCGCAGGAAGGCCGTTATAACCCGGCATGGGCGCGTGGATTCCGGGCCAACTTCAAAGAGTGGCAGAGCGGAAACGAAGTGCCCGAATCGGGTACGGGACTGCGCCAGTGGCCCCAGATCACGCCGGCTGAACTGAAGATGTGTCTCGGTGCAAACGTGCGCACGGTCGAGGATTTGGCTATTGCCAATGAGCCGACGCTGCAACGGATCGGCATGTCTGGCCGGGTGCTGAAGGACAAAGCCGAAACGTGGCTCAAGGCATCGGCTGGCGGCAAGGTATCAGAGGAAATTGCCGGCCTGCGCCAGATGGTGCGCGAACAGCAAGACGTTATTGAGCGGCTGACCAAGCAGCTTGATTCCATCCCCAAGAAGCGTGAAAGAGCCGAGGCCACTTGATGAAAACAGCCCTGCAAATCGTCCAGTCTGCATGCCTGCGGATGGGCCTGAACAAGCCCACTGCTGCACTTGGATCGACCGACGCGCAGGTGCAACAGCTTGTCGAACTGCTGCAAGAGGAAGGCCGCGAACTGGCCGGCCGCTACGAGTGGCAAGCGCTGACCAAAGAGGCCAATTTCACGACGGTTGCAACGGAAACGCAAGGCGCATTGGAGACGGTCGCCCCGCGTTGTCGCTACATCGTCAATGAAACGATTTGGGACAGGACGCTTCGCCGCCCGGTGTTCGGGCCGCTGTCGAAACAGGCATGGCAGCAGCTTAAAGCGCAGCCGATGCAGGGCCCTTGGTGGCAGTACCGCATCAGGGGCGGCAACATCATTTTCATCCCCGTCCCGACTGCTGGCGATGACTGCTATTTCGAGTACATCAGCCGCAATTGGTGCGTGTCTGCTGACGGGGCGACAGAAAAGGAAGACTTCGACTCGGATGATGATATTCCGCTGCTCGAAGACAACCTGCTGCTGCATGGCTTGGTGTGGCGCTGGAAGGCTGCAAGAGGTTTTGAGTACAGCGAGGACTACAACAAGTATGAACGCCTGGTAGCGGATGCGATGGGCCGCGATGGCTCCAAGCAAGTTCTGAACATGTCCGGCACGCACTGGGAGATTCAGCCGGGCATCATCGTTCCATCGGGATCGTGGAATGTATAGGCAGGCTACACGCCAGCGCCGAGGCGTGCAGACCGCGCGCACGGCATCCCGATCCGCTCCGGTCGGTGGCCTGAACGCGCGCGACCCGATTGCATCGATGGGCGCAAACGATGCGGTCATCCTGACAAACTGGTTTTGCACGCCGTTTGATGTGCAGATTCGTCAGGGCTACAAGCAGCACGTAACCGGCATCACCGGCAACGTCGAGACGATAGCGGCCTACAACGGGCCGACGTCATCCAGCCTGTTTGCAGCCAACACGACGGAAATCTACGACGTAACTACGGCGGGCACGGTCGGCGCTGCTGTGGTGTCCGGGCAGACCAACGGGCGTTGGCAGCACGTCAATTTCGCAACCACTGGCGGCAACTTCCTCGTCATGGTCAATGGCGCGGATAAGCTGCAGTTATACAACGGTGCTGCATGGGCCGCGATTGATGGCGCGTCTGTCCCGGCTATAACAGGCGTCACGACCTCAACGCTGATACACGTCTGCTCGCACAAGCGCCGTCTATGGTTCGTGCAGAGCGGAACACAAAAGGCGTGGTATCTGCCTGTCGATTCTGTCGGCGGCGCGGCAACCCAGTTGGATTTGGGCGCCGTGTTCCAGATGGGCGGCTATCTGATGGCCGCAGAGACATGGACGATTGATGCCGGCGCGGGCATGGATGACCACTTGGTGTTCATCTCGTCGCGTGGCGAGGTGGCCGTCTATAAGGGCACAGACCCGGCCAGCGCATCGACATGGGCTCTGGTGGGCGTGTGGCAGATTGGAGCACCCATTAACCGCCGTTGCATGATCAAGTACGGCGGCGACGTGCTGTATATCTCCCGCGATGGAGTTGTCCCAATCTCCAAGGCGCTGCTGTCGTCCCGCGTAAATACGCGTATTGCCATCACGGACAAGATTCAGCACCTGGTGAGCGATGACGTTGGTACCTACTCGTCTGCGTATGGGTGGGACATCCTGCTTTTCCCGAACTCAAACATGCTGATCATGAATGTGCCGGAATCGACGGCGCTATCGCATCAGTACGTCATGAACACCATCAGCGGCGCATGGTCGCGGTGGGAGGGCATGAACAGCTTTGCATGGGAATTGTTCGAGGATCAGCCGTATTTCGGCGGTACGGGGGGTGTGTATCTCGCTTGGTCGGGATGGTCGGATAACGCGAACAGTTCCGGCGACAACGGGCAGAACATCACAACCCGCCTTCTGACGGCTTTCGACTATTACGGCGGATCAACTCAACTGAAGCGTTGGACGATCATGCGCCCAGTGTTTTCCTCGTCCGGCGTCCCGGGTGTTCTTCTTCAAATCAACGTGGATTTCGACCGCTCGGCTCCGACCGGATCGGCGTCTGTTGGACAGACCTTTGCGGGCACGACGTGGGGCGGTTCAACGTGGGGCGGCGGTCAATGGAACGGCAACAGCCTGACCATCACGAAGGCGTGGCAGGCCGCTGGTGGTGTTGGCTACTGCGGCGCGCTGTCACTGGCTACGGCCTCTAACGGTATTGAGGTGCGTCTGCAAGCAATCGACTACGCAGTCGAGTTTGGCGGTGCGATCTAGATGTACGTCTCAGGCCCGGAGGTTGTCCGCTGGGTGTTTGAAAAGACGGGTGGCGATGTAACGCAAGTGCATCAAGCCATCGGACAGGTAAGAGACGGCAAGTTAATCGCTGCGGTTGCCTACGAAGGCTACAACGGCCACAACATTTACGTCCATCAGCGGATCGAGGAAGCCCCCTCGCGCACGTACTGGTGGATGGTCACCGACTACCCCTTCAACCAACTCGGATGCACCCGGATGACCGGGCATGTCGAGGCGGACAACATCAAGGCAAAAAAGCTGGATGAACGCATCGGCTTTGAACTTGAAGGCTGCATGAAGCGGGCGGGTCGGCAAGGTCAGGACGTGTTGGTCTATGTCCTGTGGAAAGAGAAATGCCGGTTTTTAGGATGGCGCAATGAACTCTGATTATTTGCACGATGACATGCTGCCGCTCGGGGCTTTCGAGCGTATCGGTGGCCGCATGAGGCTTTTCAAGGGGAAGGGCAAAGCTCCGAAGGCTCCGAATTACGAGAAGCTTGCGCAGCAAACTGCCGACCTTGATTTGCGCAATACGCGCGCACAAACGGTATCCAACCGCCCGAACCAGATCAATCCGTATGGCACGCATACGTGGCAGCAAGACCCGAACAATCAGGATATGTGGACAGAGACGACCACGCTATCCAAGCCGGGTCAGGACATCCTTGACCAGTCGAACGCACTCAGCATTGATGCGCTGAACAACGCCAAGATTAACGGCGCTGCATTGCCGGCACGTATGGTCAATGCAGGCGAGACGATGACCGACGCACTCATGCGCAGGCTTCAGCCGCAACTGGACACCCAGCGCGAGGCACTGCGCACGCAGCTTGCCAATCAAGGCATCTCGTTGGGAAGCGAGGCTTACGACACGTCATATCGCAATCAGAACCAGCGCGAGAACGACCTGCTTACGTCGGCTCAGATTCAAGGCATTCAGGCGGGCGACGCATCGCGTGAATCGGCACTGCAAGAGCAAATCCTTCGGAAGAACCAGCCGATCAACATGGTCAATGCAATCCGCAGTGGTTCGCAAATTACCAATCCGAATTTTGGTAGCGCGCCGATGGCAGGGAAAGGCGCATCACCGGATTTGATGGGTGCGGCAAACGCCGGTTATCAGGGCAAGCTGAATGCGTACAACGCACAGCCTGACTACATGCAGGGGCTGTTTGGCTTGGGCGGAACGATTCTTGGTGCGCCGGGTGGGTCTGCAGGGGCTGCGCTGGGTGGCGCTATAGGGAGCGGAATCGGGAAGATCGGAAACTGGCTTGGGATTGGAAGCTGATCATGGCAAACATCATTGCAAATCCATACGAAGAAGAAGCCAAGCAGATCGAGCGCAAACGCGCATTTGCCGAAGCGCTGAGACAGCAGGGCATGCAGCAGCGGGCTCCGCGCATGGTGGGTGGCGTTCGCCAGCAATCAAGCGTCCTTGATGGCCTTAACCAGATGTTGCAGGCGTACAGCGGTCGGCAGGGCATGGAGCAGGCCGACCAGGCTACGAAGGACCTGCAGACGCGCAAACAGCAAGCGCTTGCGGACTACCTCGGGCAGATGCCGAAAGACCAGACCACGACGACGCAACAGCTTGTCGGGGATCGTCCGGGCGCTGGCGAGTTTCAGGACGTGACGACGACCAAGAAGGCCACGCCTGACGACTACATGAAGTGGCTGATGCAGGGCACGCAGATAGGGCCGGAGGCGACACAGCTTGCACAGCTTGGCTATCAACACGCCGTGCATAGCCAAGACCGCGCCGACGATCAAACGTGGAAGGCCACGCAGGCGAAAGAAGCACGAGAATCGCGCATTGCCGAACTGCAGCTCCGGCTTATGGACGCTCGCACGGCAAGAGAAGATAAGGCCGATCTTATGCGCGAACTGGCGCAGCTCAAGGCTAATGCGGGCGCATCTGGTGGAACGCCATATTTCCAAGCGGTATCAACCCCGCAAGGCGTGATGGCGTTCAACGCTCGCACCGGACGCATGGAGCCGGTGCAGGTCAATGGCACGCCCGTCATGAAGGCGGAACACGACCCGGCATTGCAAGGCACCATCTCCGGCGCCAAGGAAGCGGGTAAGGACAGGGCTAAGAACGCCGTTGCGGCACAGGCAGCACTCCCTCAAGACCTCGCACAAGCCGACCAGACCATAGGGCTTGTCGATGAACTTTTGAAGCATCCGGGGCTAGACAAAGCGGTTGGGTTCAGTTCTCTCAATCCGCTGAATAAGATACCCGGCACAGATGCAAAAGCTTTCAATGTCCGACTTGATCAACTCAAAGGGCAGCAATTCATGCAGGCATACCAAAGCCTCCGTGGAGGCGGTCAGATTACTGAGGTTGAGGGAAAGAAAGCGACCGATGCAATTTCCCGCATGGACACTGCGACTTCAAAAGAAGAATTCGTCAAAGCTGCCAAAGAGTTTCAAGCTGTTATCCGCGCGGGCGTTGGCCGGGCGAAGGCAAAAGCCGGAGGTGTTACTCCGGGCGCGTCTGGTGGCTGGGACGAGAAGCAGCCAGCCGGCCCATCGATTGACGACATCCTGAACAAGTACTGACATGGAACCGACTATCGACAGGCTTCACCAAGCGCTGATCAAGGCCGACGCTGCGGGCGATGTTGAGTCCGCCAAAGTTCTGGCTTCCGAGATTCGCAAGCGTGGCAGCGGCGCGACCGGCCCCGACCCCAACGCTGTGCCGGCAAAGATAGGCCGCGAGGCTTGGCCGGATATCCTGCGGGGAGAACTTCAATCGCGCCCGGTAGAGGCAAAGATTGCCGCAGCGGGAACGGCGCTGTCCGATTTGTGGCAGGGCGGAAAGCAGTTGTTCGGCTTGGGTGACAAAAACGCCATTCAAGATAACCAGATCATCGCCAGCGAAAACCCGATTTCTGCTCTGGCCGGAAATGTTGCTCTTGGTGGCGCAATGGGAGCGGCAGCGCCGGTTCTGAACAGCGCAAGAGGCGCTACGGCAGGCGGTGCGCTTCTTGGAGTGCTACAGCCAACCGACGCGGAAAACGTGGCCGGTGGAAAGGCTCTGAATGCTGTTCTTGGTGGCGCGGCAGGTTATGCCGGAAACAGAATAAGCCAAGCCGTTGGAAACAGCATCAACAACGCCAGAACGGCGGCTGCCACTCGTGCCGCCCAAAACGCTCCGCGTGACGCAACCTTGGCGGCAGCCCGAGAGGCCGGCTATGTGGTGACGCCGACAGCAGCTAACCCGTCGTGGATTAACAGGACGCTCGAAAGCCTGTCCGGTAAGGAGGCAACCCGGCAAGCGGCTTCCGCCCGCAATCAGGAGGTGACAAACCGCCTGATCCGGCAGGCGCTGGGCATGACGGACGACACGCCGATTACGGGCGAAACGCTGGACGCTCTGCGCCATCAACTTGCGCAGCCATACCGTGACGTTGCCGCTTTGGGAACGCCGCAGGCCGATTCCTTGCAGCAACTTCGACAGGCCCGGTCGGATGCAACGGGCTATTACAGGTACTTCAATCGCTCAGGCGATCCTGCCGCGCAAAACACGGCAAGGCAATTTCAGACGCAAGCAGATGGGCTAGAGAACCAGCTTGAAACGTTTGCGCAAACTGCCGGCCAGCCCGATTTGATTGATGCGCTGCGCAATTCTCGCCGTCAGATCGCACGGACGCACAACGTCGAGCGCGCCCTGAATGACTCGACCGGCAATGTTGATGCTCGAAATCTGTCCAGGCAGATGAACAACGGCGCGCCGCTCTCCGATGAACTGGAAACGGTCGCGCGGTTTGCCTCTGCATTCCCCAATGCCAACAAGACGCCGGAAGCCATTGGCGGCGACGGCGTGAGCAAGCTCAAGTTTGCTCTGTCTGCGTTGCTTGGTACGTCTGGCGCGGCCACCGGCGGGCCGGTAGGCGCAGCAGCCGGAGCCATCCCGTTCATGGCTCCGGAAATAACGCGGTCGGTGCTGCTGTCGGCACCGTATCAAGCAGCGATGGCAACGCCGAGGTATGGCGTGGGCCCGACCAGAGCGTTAGCGGAAGCTCTTTTGGCCTCGCGTTATTCGCCGATGGCTCTCACTGGCGGCGCTGTGCCAGCGCTCGCGCAATAGCTGATCCTTTATCCATCCGTTCGGCATGTAATTCAGGATCAGAAGTTTGATCTTGACGCCTAGCCAAACAATGCTGGCCGCGCCAAGAGGTGCGGCGGCATAACCCAACACGTCCCACCAGTCCATATAAGCCCGCCTCCGTGCGGGTTTTTCATTTCAGGAGCCTTCATGTCTCGAAACGGCCTAGGAACTTACAGCCGCGTGCCCGGTAGCGCATACACAAACGGCACCGTTAATGATGGCTCAGAACTTGATGCCGAAATGAACGATATCGCAACGGCTTTGACCGATTCGCTCACGGCGGACGGGCAGAAGACGTGGGCGGCAAATCAGAAAGCCGGGACGTACAAGATTACAGGCTTGGGGGCGGGGTCGGCAAGCACCGATTCGACGAATCTGGGGCAGGTTCAAGCGCAGGCCTATGCGTGGCTCACGTCTGTTTCTGGCACTGACACCATCACCGCATCGGCAACGCCAGCCATTACGGCTTACGCGGCTGGACAGACGTTCCGGTTCATCCCGGCAAACGCCAATACGGGCGCCGCGACAATCAATATCAGCGGGCTTGGGGCCAAGTCAGTGACCAAGTATGGAACGGTCGCGCTGACTGCTAACGACCTTGCCACAAACGTTGTTTATGAAATCCTTTATGACGGCACGCAATTTCAAATCATTGGCGCATTTCAGGCGACCGGGACATTCACGCCGACTGTTGTCAGCTCTGGCGGCGGCGCCCCTACGTACTCGATTCAAGTCGGCCGATACACACGGATCGGAAACCGCGTCACTTTCAACATTCACGTTGCCCTAGCAACAACCGGAACGCTTGCGGCGGGCAATGTGACGATTGCGGGGCTTCCGTTCGCGACTGCGAATGTCGCAGACAACAAGCCGGCGTTTTCCGTGCTGGCTACGGCTTTGAACGCCAGCATTACGTCTCCGCTAACGGCTGACGCAATTGAAAACACATCGTCAATCAGGCTGTTTTCGTTCTCTGCTGGATCGGTTTCCATCCTGACTGTTGCGGGCATCTCTGGCACGTCAGTTTTCCGTATCTCTGGCTCTTACGAGGTGTGACGATGGAACGATTCATGCGCCCCGGCTTTTTCATGACTGTCGCCCCGAATCAACGGGCACACGTCGAACTGTTCAACCCGGCCAATTCTGGCTACATCGCCGACCAGATCGAAATTCGCGTGTCCAAGACAACGGGTTTCTGCCTGCTCGGCAAAGGGCTTCCGATGCTGGACAACGCGACGTTTCCGGACTCTCGCGGGCTGACTGTCATGGACGGCGCGATCCGGCAGCACTCGTCGTGCCATGTCCGCACCAAGCTGGTAACGCTCGATCCTGGTGTCGAGGTGATACAGGGCGGGCAGTACCACATGCACGAGGGGCCGGCGCCGACGATGCCTATCGTGTTTCCCGGCGAACTCGGGCCGGGCACTGGCTTGATGGTGCGCAACAACTACGACGGACAGCCGTTGGTTGTGTCGTTTTCGTGGCGTGAGGTTCCGGTATGAACCACACGGATTTGCAGATCGAGGCATACAACGCGGCGGCGGCAAAGGCGACTGCAGCGACGGCTGCCGGAGGGATAGGAGGCGCCGTGTTATTCGGTCTGACAGCAAACGAAATAGCCGCGTTCGGCGGCTTGTTCATCGCGTTCATTGGCCTGCTGGTGAATATCTGGTTTCGCTGGCAGTCGCTGCGGATCGAGCGGATACGGGCGGGTCTGGAATGAACATTACCGAACTGCTGGTGAAACACGAAGGGCTGCGTACAAAGCCGTATCGCTGCACTGCCGGAAAACTGACCATCGGCGTAGGACGCAATCTTGACGACCGGGGAATCAGCCCGGACGAAGCCTTGTACATGCTGGCAAATGACATTGCAGCAGCGCGCAAGGAGATGTCCAGAGCATTCCTGTGGTTCGACAAACTGGACGAGGTTCGGCAGGCCGTGCTGATTGATATGCACGTCAATCTGGGACTCGACCGGCTTTCCAAATTCACCAACACGCTGGCGCTGATCGCGGTCGGCAAGTACGAAGCCGCCGCACAGGAAATGCTTGATTCCATGTGGGCGCGTCAGGTGGGCAACCGAGCGCGGGACTTGGCCGCGATGATGAATACCGGGAGGTGGTGATATGTGGCCGTTACTTGCAAGCATCCTGCCGGGCATTCTGGACAAGATTCTCCCCGACGAAAAAGCCGCCGCAGACGCAAAGCTGAAGGTGCTGGAACTAGCGCAGCAGGGCGAATTCAAGCAGATGGACGCGGCCATGCAAATAGCTCTGGCGCAGGCTGAGATCAACAAGGCCGAAGCTGCAACGGACGTGTTTCGCGGTGGCTGGCGCCCTGCATGTGGCTGGGTGTGCGCCTTCGGTCTGGCTTACAACTTCCTGCTCCGCCCGCTGCTGCCGTGGTTCGTGACGGTGACGGGCCACGCTGTCCCGCCTCTGCCCGAGATCGACACCGAAACGCTGATGGTGCTGCTGACCGGCATGCTCGGTTTGGGTGGGCTGCGCACGTTTGAGCGGGTCAAAGGCAAGGCGTGATCTATTCAAGTATCTATTCAAACGGCGCCAGCAAAGGGATACCGGCATGACCGACCTATTCAGACTTGCACCCAATTGCGCCCAATGCGGGCACTGGCTGCGCATCAAGGACACCGACACCGGGGAATGCTGCGCCGTGCCGGCTAGCTGTCTGGTCATCAACGAGGGAGACGGCGACGAGATCATATTTCTCCGCCCGCAGATGGCCGGCGACGAGCGCGCCTGCATCCACTTCACGCCGAATCAATAAGGACTGACATGGCCGCAAAGCCGCTTTGCCCTTCGTTAGCAAGGGAGGCGGCTCAGGCCGTCGCCCTGTACGGCACCGTAACCGCTGCCGCTCGCGCTCTCAAACTCCCGAGAGAGACGCTGTATCACCGCTACCAGTCCGCCAAGCTGATGCCGCCCGAACTGCTGCGGGCTAAGGACTTTCAGGCTACTGAGTGGCACCCGAGGCTGACGCGCCTGGTGGAGTCTGGCACGGTCATCGTGTTTTCGGATGCCCACTATTGGCCCGGCCCAGCAACGACTGCGCACAGGGCTTTGCTGCACCTCATCAAGCGGCTGAAGCCGTGCATGGTCATCGCCAATGGTGACGTATTCGACGGCGCCCGGATCAGCCGGCACCCTCGGATCATGTGGGAGCATCAGCCGACTGTCGCGGATGAGCTGAAAGCCACGACGGCAAGGCTTGATGAAGTCGAGAAAGCAGCGGGGAAGGGCTGTCACTTGGTCTGGAACTACGGCAACCACGATCAGCGGTTCGAGTCGTTCCTATCCGCCAATGCCGGCCCGTTTGAGGGCGTCGAAGGCATGAGCCTCAAGGATCGCTTCCCCCGCTGGCTGTTCGCGATGCGCACCGACATCAATCCGGGAACCGAGTCGCACACGGTTATCAAGCATCGTTGGAAGGGCGGCATACACGCCAGCAGAAACAACACGGTTAATTCCGGCGTTTCCTTCGTTACCGGGCACCTTCACAGCCTTAAGGTTGCGCCTCTGACAGACGCGAGGGGCACGCGGTACGGCGTCGATACTGGAACGCTTACAGAGCTTCCCAGTGAGCAGACGGCGGGATACTTGGAGGACGGCGTTACGGACTGGCGCGCAGGCTTTGCAGTGCTGCGGTACATCGACGGCGATCTGCTGTGGCCGGATGTGTGCCACGTCGTATCACCGGGCGTTGTCGAGTTCCGTGGCGAGCGAATCGAACTGTAAGCGTTGCGACCACCTAGCCAGCGAGGTCATGCGGCTGCGGGAGGATCGCAACGAGTGGCGG